TCGTTTTCAATGACGGCATAACCACCGGCAACCACAATATCAAGGTCGACGCCGTTAGCCAGCATGATTGCCGTCGTCGTCTTGGTCAGTGCGCCGACTATCGTTGCCGACGGGCAGAAATCGCCGTTTCCGGCTTCTTCATACGCCGCCGCGCCAACCTTGGTGTAAACCGTGTAGTTGATCGCTGCGCCGCTTGGCCGGACGGCCAGCGTTTCGAGATAGCCGGCCAGCGGATCGACATAATCCATGTCCGCTGCCGAAAGATTGCGGACCAAATCCCAATAGGGCGCCTCGATCATTTCCCGATATGGTGCCACCGATGGATCAACGCTCGGGTCTTCCCATTCGCCGGGCTGTTCGACAAGGTAGGTGTTTTCAGGCAGGCCGAATACATCCTCAACCGCTTCGATAATGATCTGTCCGTCCTGCAACGTCCCGCGATTGACTGACAGCGCACGATAAACCACATCGTCTATGCCGTATTCAGGCCACGTCAGCCGGAAGACATCACCAGGGAAAACCATCCATGCGGCGCGGGTTGCGGTCAGTTTGATGCTTGCCAGCGGCGTCGAGCCGGCTTGAAGATCACGGAGGGCAACGCGCTGCGCCAGTTTGGCATTACGAATCCCAGGATAGTTTCGCGTCTGAGCAACCACGCCACTCTGCACCGAAATATTTGCAACATCCTGAACGGTGACTGACTCTTCCTTTTCGGTGCAGTCGCTGACAAATACAACCGTGATTTCATTGACCGTTTCTCCCCACGCCTGGCGCTGGTAGTTGTCGGCGCTTATCAGGTTCTCCGGTCCGTACTGTGGCAACGATTCACGCACGTAATCGTCTCGAATCAGCTTGAGCGCGAATTTTCCGGTATCCGGCTGAACGTAAAGCATGGCGCCGATGTGATCGAGAACGATCTGCAAGAATGCGTCGATGGCTTCCTGCCGATTCCATAGCAGAGAAAGGCCGAATGATTCTGCATACAGCGCATCTGCCGCAGCGGTGAATGACGTGTTATCGACGGAAGAAGTCGGATAGCCCATTCCCCAGGCGGTATCGGTCAAGCACTGGTAAATGATGTGCGCGGGATTCATCGTCGCGCCGCCAGGTACTTCGATGAATAATGATAATTCATCCCAAAGCACAGTTCCAGACCCTAAAACATTCTCCGTTCTCCATACCACGGTAGAAATTGCCGTTCTTTCACTGATACTTACGGTTACGCTTCCATGAGGCGTCGATGTGTTTATATCTACAATGCTGCACTCAAATTGCTGCAACTCGTGGTCATATTCAAAATCCGCCTGATACCAGTGTCCAACCGTAACGGCTCCACTGCCGACCGGGTTTCCAGGATCGCCAGGCGCATCGTAGAAATCAAGCGCCGGACGCCTGAGCGCATCGATCGTTGATTCCCTGCCTGCGGTAAGGCTGAAAACAACATTACCGGCCCCGTCGCGCAAATCAAGCACGCCGTAGTCGTCTGACCCTGTTGATAGCACCTTGAACTTGACAGAAACGCGCTGGAATTTTCCGCTTGGCACCGTTCTCGATATTGCATCAAGATCGTTTGGTCCGGGGGCAACCCGCAAAGCCGACCCATAATCGTCGCTGACGATGCTGAATCCTGACAGGGAACCTTGATAAACAGAATAATCGGCCAATCCGTTATCAAATGTCTCGCTGAATACCGATACAACATAATCGCCCGTGCATCCTGCGGCGATGACCGCTGTTTCCGGATACCATGCCGACCCGCTACTCCAGCCGCTCAATATCCTGCTGACCTTGAACGCCCACGGTTTGACATACGGGTTATTACTGGCGACCTGCCCGCCGTTCCAGACGGCGGATAGGATGCCGCGAAACCCAGGAATACCGGCCCCGAGCAGGCCGGCAAGATATGAGTTCTGCCCTTGCGTAGATTCACCCATCATCACATCCAGCACGCCGACAGCACCGCCTTCGCGGCTGTCTCCGCCGAACAAGTCAGGTGCGTTTATGCCTATTGCACCGCTGGCCGTCTGCTCACCTGTCCATGCGACGCGATCTCCAATGGAAACCTTGTGAATCGCATCGACAGGGCCGTGGCAGATGCCGAAATGAAGGCCCATGTAGTAGCGATAGCCGACCGTGGCTTTTTTACTGCTGCCCATGTTGTTCCCTTTCGGCGTGGGCGATGACGCGCTCGGCCATTGCGTTGCCAGTATTTCTCAGCTTGTCGGAGGTGATTCCGTGCTTCAGGAAGCCGGCCCAATCTATGCCGATTTGTTCACACCACTGGCGCATTCCACGGTTGCAATAGCCAAGCTCTCGGCAGTGGCGATGCGTTACGACTGTCATTTCTTTCCGCCCTTACTCTTAATCGGCGTCGTGCGGAGATCTCCATACCACAATACATTCGGACCTGAGATCAGCATCGTGCCGAAGACAACCGGAACCGGCCTGCCCTGCTCTGCAACCGGAATATCGAAATCTTCCAGTGCTGCCGGTTTCGGCTTGGGTGGCTTCGGCGCCAGCGCAGCACTGACGATGTACGAAACAACCAGAAGGATCAGTTGAACCCACATTGATCGGCCTCAGTAGATTGGCGTTCCTGAGAACGGATTTTTATCAGGGAAGTACGGCATGCCGCCGTAGTTAAGTTGGTTTGAAAACTTGCTGGTGCAGGTGGCGAGCGTATGGTCGCAACCTGGATAGAGATTGACGGACTCGGTGGCGACAAGGCCGGGAATCTGGAAGCTGATGACCACTTCCCCGCCGACTTGCGACCGGATCGCCCGGCGGTCAAAAACGCCTGCCGTGCGCTCCCATTCCAGATAGCCACCGGCAAAATATCCATCGGCGAACGCGCCCATGCTGGCGATTACAAGCGAATTGCCGGTCACGCTGCTGACGGTCTTAACTGACACGAAATCACCTCGGTCAAGCGTGCAGCAGACGCCATAGAGCACATGCGGGCATGCCTTCTGGTAAATTCGCCGAAGTCCGTTTCGCTTTAGTGAGGTATAGACAGACTCACAGTGAATGGAGGCACTCGACGGATTCCACGTCACGTTCAGCACGCGCCCGATCCACATGGTGACCGCCTCGCCATCACCGGCATGCAGGCGGCGCACCGTCACGGCGACGATTTCTTCCGGAGGCATGGTCGAGAACAGCGCCAGCACGCCGAGCGAACGGTCGCAGGTGATATTCAGCGCCAGGCGGGCGGTTTCGTTGGTCGCTTCAACTGCACTACGGGCAATCGGCACGGCGGCGTAGGTGTTTCCTCCGTATGACACGTCGCCGTCTGAACTGGTGTATCGGTAATGCGCGGAGCCGATGCTGAAATCGTAGAGTTCGACCGGGCGCCCGGACTGGGCCGAGGTTTCGATGGTGGCGTAGGTCATGGCACCGGCACCTCGATACACGGGATGGACACCGCCAGGCCTTCGCCGGGGCGGTGCAGCAACTCGATCCGGTCGGCGTTGAAGCGGGCGCAGCGCAGGTAGGAGATACGGCCGAAGGCGGCGGCGGTGACGGCGCTGCCGAGGGCGGCATCGAGCGTCAGGTCGAAGGTCGGGCGGCCATTGACGGCCGGGCCTGCCGATGCGGCAGTCACCCGGCGATAGAGCAGCGCCGACGGGATGCTGATTTCCAGATCGAAGGCGCTGCGCCCGAGCGATGCGGCGCCGGCCGGCGCGAAGACGCGCAAGGTAGTCGCCGAGGCGCCGATGTCGGCGGCGGCAACCAGGTCGCGCTGCCATGTCGATTGCCAGAAGGCCAGCCAGCGGCCGTAGCGGCTGGCGATCCAGGCGCGCAGGGCTGCAATCTCCGGCGCGGTGAAGACGTGCCAGCGCATCATGAAGCGGTCGTCGGGCAGATCGCGCAGGGCTGAGGTGGATATCAGGCCGGTTTCGTTGTCGAATTTTTCCAGCGGCCATGCCAGGCCTTCGGCCAGCGCGCCATTGCCGACGCGCGGCACGACTGGCAGCACGTCATGCCCGCGGTATTGCGCGTAGGTGGTGGCGGCATGGACATCGACGGCGGGCGATTCGAAGACGATGTCGGCCTGCTGCAGCGGGCCGGCGGGCCGGCTGATCGACAGGTCGACGGCGGCATGCGCCTGGTCGGCGCGGTAGATGGTCGCATTGCGGGCGGTGGCGACGAAGGCGAGCACCAGTGCGGCGGGCGCCACGCTTTCGATGGTGCAGACTTCGTTATCCAGGATGCCGTTCCACAGCACGACCGATGCCCCGGCGACCAGCCCGAGGCCGGCGGTATCCATCGTGATCGACACCGACGCCCCGGCGGCGACCGGCCCGGCGTACACCGATTTGATCCAGTCTGGCACCTGGAAGGATGAGGCGCTACGCAGGATGGCGCGGGCGGCTGCCTGCCCGGCGGCATCGAACAGGTGCTTGAACACCCATTGCCGGCGCGGACGTTCGCGCAGGCGGAAACGCTGCTCGCTGGCGCGGGCGCGCAGGACGTCGGTGCGCCATTCCAGCACCTCGACGATCTCGCCGGTCGGGATGAATGGCCACAGGCTCATGCGAGCGCCTGACGGAAGGCCGAGGCGTTGCGCTGCACGGCGTTCATGATGACGCGCTCGCCAGCAGCGCTGCCGAGGTAGTCGCCGATGACGGCGTTGTCGAAGGCGTTGACGATGCGGATGTTTTGTGAGGGCGCGGCGGCCTGCTGGCCAGGGCGGTTTTGCGCAGCGGGTACGATGCGTTCTCCCTTGTGGATCTGCGCGACCATGTCGCGCGGCACGTAGTCGGTGCCGACGTCGAAGCTGGGGAGAACACCGCTGAACGCGCCGATGGCACTGCCGAACAACCCGCCGACCTTGCCATCCTTGCCCATGTTGCCGAACAGGTACTGGGCAATGTTTGCGGCCAGCGCATCGGCGGCCATGCGCTGCAGCACCTTGGCGAATTTCGACGCCATTCCGTCCAGCCCATCGGCGAAGGGGTCGAAAAGGAAGTCGGCGAGCGTGTCCTGGATATTCTTCGCGGCGGCCTTGGCGAATTCGTCCATTTCGTCGGTGATTTCCTTGGTCTTCTCCGAGGTCTTGTCGAGACGGGCGACGACGGCTTCGAGGTATTGCTCTTCGCTGATGCGGCCTTTTTCGAGGGCGGCGGTCATGAACTGCATGTCGTCGCGCACCGCTTCGAGCTTGGCGGTCGGGGTGTCGTCGAGCAGCTTGTTGAGGCGGGCGAGTTCGTCGGCAGCGGTCTTGGCGGCGCCGCTGAGGTCGTCGCGCACGGCGGCGACGATGGCCGGATCGAGGCCGGCGGCGGCGAGTTCGTCGAGTTTCTGCAACTGGCGAACCAGCTCGGCGGCCTTGACGATGTCGGTCTTTTCGATGGCCGAGGCGATCTTCTGCGTCAGTTGCTGGTCGTAGTCGGTGAAGCCGGCGCCGGTTTCGCGGGCGGCCTTGCCTTTGCCGCCGACCTTGGCGGATGCTGCGCCGCCGGTGAAATTGAGCTTCTTCTTGACGTCGACCGCAGGAGCGCCGGTG